CGCGAGTTAAACTTTGACCTAGTCTCAATTGTAAACAAACTATCATCGGAATAGATGACTACTTTCTGAGTAATCTTATCAGTATAAGTTTTTTTCATAAAATACTTCTCCTTTATCATAAAATAAATCTTCACTTAGCTGGATGTTATTTGCCAATTGTTTGAGACTCCGAAGCGCGTGCGTGAGAGTCAACCGGTGATCGTCAGGCAATTGATCGAAGTCATTATAAAACGAATCGTCAAGCTCTTTATGTGTCTGGCGAATTGCCTTAACAATCTTTGAGATGTTAGGAGTCCCGTCAAGATTTAAAAAATTTTCCACTATTCCACCTCCATTAATTTTTCCATTAATTGTTCCATTGTTTCTTTTTCGGACTCGACTCCAAAGAAGTAACGCTCGCGAGCTACTTTGAATCGCCAGATAAGGTTTTTTACTTCTTCTAGCTTCATGTAGTCATCTTCATAAGTTTCTATGTTATCTAGCTCCTCTTGCAAGTTTTCCGCTCGATCATGTTGCTCATCCGCTCTTTGACGTTCATTCTCAAAAAGTTCTACAAGTTCAGTCTTTCTTAATCTCATTAATTCTTTGCTTATCATGGTATTATCTCCGTTTTAAAAAGTTATGTATTCTTGGCGTTCATTGTCCCATTCGAAAGGAAATGGCGGCGGCAATTGTTCCCATTGCCTTAGGTCAGTCAATTGCTCGCCACTATCTAATTCAATTGCTCGCGCATGAGAGTCCCTATCAAGGGACTTATTTTGACTGCGTTTTCGGTTAATATTGTCTCTTCGTTCATGGTTATAAATTCGGCTTGGCATAAATTCTCCTTATACTTCTCTTATGTATGAAAGTCCGACTAGCTCGTAAGTTTTGCCGTCGATATCGATTTTATCGTGACCGTCATAGTCAAAATAAGTGTGACCCGTCAGAGTATCGCCATTAATGACGACGGTTATCTGGTAGCAATAGCCTAAAATTTTGAAAGATTTAATGTTTATCATAAAGTTATCTCCTTTTTAGTGTACTAGTAGACCGATTTTGGGATTGTTACCGATTGCTATCAAGTCATTGTCCGAGGCGTTCGAATAACCGGCGGCAGTCAATTCATTCATTGTTTTAAATATTCTAGCATGACGGTCAGTATCGAGATTGATTGAACTATCAGCCTTTCCACCAAGGGACTTGATAAGCGTAAAGTTAGACGGCAATCTTTCGTTAGCAAGTAAAGGCAGAGACTTTGAATAGGCATAAAATTGAACGTGAGGTAGGCTTTCCATGACCTTAAACCATTTATGCAAGTATTCACGGCTATAAAAGTCGCCACTGTCATGGATACGGATATGAGTAGCTTTTTTCTTGATAATCTCATTGATCATTAGTTCAGGGAATGCGCTAGTCTTTGTGACCGCTAGTCTACGCTCAAAGGCTGGTTTGACGTTAGACCATGCATATGCACCTTTCTTAGCGTAGCAGTACTTAATGCAGTCTTTTGCCCATAGACAAGTAGACTCGGCAGGAATGCCAAAATTGTAGACTCGGGCATTGTTAGTCAAAGAAGTTTTTTTAAGCTTAGAATTTTGAGTAAGCAGGTCTTTCATAATGTTTTCTCCAATTATTAATGAGGTTAGGTTATAGTTGAAAAGGTTGCGTTTCAAAACGAATATTTTTATCTGAAAACGGCTCCCATTGTGTATGGGTAAAGTCTCCTTTATCTCTGACAATGACATGGTCGAGGTAAATTCTCACAATCGAATGGACCTCTTTCATATTAGTGGCAATCGAGTCTCTAACCTTAGAGATGATTTCCTCTTTATTATACTCGCCGTTATTGTAGGGAATAGATCCGAGTTGAAAGAAGTGACGATCGGACTTACGACATCGCTTTTTAATGCCTTTTACTTGATAGGACATCTTAAAGAATTCATTCGACGGGCTAGTTGACTCAATAGGATTGACAGTGGTTTCTAGGTTGATTGCATTCATTTAATTTCTCCAGTTTTGTTAACTCCATTAGTGAAGTTAGTAACAATTTAATGCACTCATTTTATGATGTCAAACAGAAAAATGCAGTTAGTGTTAAGTTTGAGAGTAATTGATAAGGTATTAAATAAATATTTAAAAAGCTGCGCGAAATAGATAATACAGTAATAAAATAATATAACGCATCGTCAATTTCATTCTACATGTTTGGTAGGGAGTAAAGTTAAAAGTTAAGGTACTATCGATACATTGATTTTCAAGAAAAGTACTAACATTTATCTAATTATTAAGTAGGACTAAAATGAGGTAACGTTCTTAACCTCATTTTATCGTGTCGTATCGATAAGTCAAGTATTCGTACTATAAAAATTTAAGGGTCAATCAATCATCTAATTATTAGATAGGTCAAAACAATCATCTAATTATTAGATAGGTGAATGACAATGGTACTCATATGGTACTAGTAAAACAGTATTACAGTAATAGTCCTATTGTAGTACGTTATAATGCATACGGTTGTTGCGGTGCTAGTGGTGCGGGTGGTTGCTGCGGTGCGGGTAATGCGATGCCCCCTACCAAGGTAAAATTAATATGTTTGTATTTATATACCCATCTAAAATTTTTTCCAATTTTTTCTAAAATAACCCTACATAAACACTCAGTTATTATCTGCTTGTCACAATATCTCTCGATAATCTATACTTCCAACATGAGCAACTCGCAGATTATACCTGCGTCCTCGGCAAGCCTTCTAGAACTCAAGAATAAATACATTGAGTTAATCACAAACGGCTACTCCGAGAGCGTAGCCCTAGCAAAACTGGACTTCCCTAAAGCCCTGTACATCAAATTACTGGTAGAAGATCGTGACTTTATTAAGGATGTTGAGGAAGCCCGTAAGATCCGCGCAGATTTTTGGGTATCTAAGATCGCGGAAACGGTAGACTTCGATTATTCCAAGGACGAAGTAGGATCTGAACGCCTCAAGTTTGATAAACTTCAGTTCCTAGCTAAGGCAGATAACCCAGATCGCTATGGAAACAACTCAAAGAAGGTAGATATCTCAATTGACCTCAAGCAATTCAAACTATTAAAGCCAGAAGAAGCCGTCAAAGCTTTGGCATCTGACCCATTTGCCGTAGAGGCAGAATACACCGAAGTAGAAAAGGACGAAGACATATTATGAAGTTCAAAGATTCCAAAGCACAGGATAGATTTAAAGATATGCACCATATGGCGCAGAAGATTGCTACAGATATGGATGAGTGGGCGCAGAAGAACTACAAGATTGAGTTAACTATTACAGCTACAGTCTCTACTATTGAGGAAGATAAGCAACTACAAAGACAATCAGATACCCATCGTAGCCGTCGGGCTTGGGATGTGAGAGTTAAAGATCTCCCTGAGTCTCTAATTGCTGAACTTTGTTCTGTATTCCGTAAAAAATACGGTAAACATGGGGCAATGGTCAACGGTAGCCCTAGTTTAATAGTTTATAAGCCTCATGGCACAGGACCGCATTTACATTGTCAACTTAGCCGCAAATATTCCTTACCAGCATTAAACTATGACAAGTAAACCCCTAAGCCAAGATGCCCAGTATTTAGCGACTGTGTTGCATGACTTGCACTCAGTATGGCAACCGCATCCCGGGCAAATAGGCGTAGGTAAAGCTTTGTTCTATGACCACAAGCGTAGGGTTTTTACTAGATGTGGTCGTAAATGGGGTAAGACCGAGATGTCTATCTATGTATTATATAGATGGGCAATGACAACACCCAATGGTCAGTTCTACTACATAGCCCCTTATTACAACCAAGCGTCAGAGATTATCTGGAAGCCGGGACGATTACAGAACTTCTTGGGAGATAACCGAGATAAGTACATAGAAAATATCCACGAGACAGATAAGCGGATTATCTTTAAGAATGGTTCGTTTATTAAACTAGTGGGATCAGATAACTACGAAGCAGGACGGGGATTTAACCCAGATGGAGCTATTTATGATGAGTTTAAAGATCACGACTATAGATTCCACCAAGGATTCGGAGACAACTTGCTCGCGAAAAAAGCTCCGCTCCTTATCGTTGGGACTCCGCCTGAATTATTCGATCACTTTTTTGTTAGGACGGAGGAAGAGTTTAAGCTTGATCCCCGAGGTGCTTATTTTAAGCGGCCCACGCATACTAATCCGTATATAGACAAAGCAGAGCTTGAACTCGAGAAACAAGCCGCAATAAACAAAGGCGAATGGGCAAAGTACATGAGGGAGATCGAAGCCGAGATCGTTCCCGGCGGTGCCAATGCCATATTCCCTATGCTAGAGATCCCAAGATATGACGAGAAGGGCGACTTTATTGGTAACTCTCGCCATGTGGTTAAGCACGAAGAGCTTATCCAAGAAATCTCTAAGTACTTTAAAGATTGGAAGTTTTATGCAGCATATGACCCCGGAAGCTCTAGTTGTTTTGCTGGGTTGTTTGCGGCTGTTAATAATTTTAGTAAAAAGATTGTAATCCTAGATGAGATATACGAGAAACGTAAGCTAGAGATGTCCACAAGGAAAATTTATCCTAGAGCATCTTTAAAAATGAAAGAGTTAGCTCCAAGATATGATTGGTATCAAGTATATGATAACGCTGCGTCATGGTTTTACAATGAAGTAATGGCTGAATACCGTGTCGCACTTACCCCTTGCGACAAGGATGTTAATAAAAAAGAACAAAAGCTATCCGTCATTAAAGATTTCTTGTTAGAAGATCTTTTAGTAATCTCAGATAGATGCAAGGGTTTAATTCAAGAAATGTCGACCTATGCCACGGACGACGAAGGAAAAATTCCTAAAAAGAATGACCATGCTATCGATTCTTTACGCTATCTTATGAACGCTGCCAACCTAAATACCGTGCCTAGAGAAAGACATACCCGTCCTGAAGATATTCGGGAGTGGACAACCATAGATTACATGGACGACAATGATATTATAGCCGAGCCAATTGATTTTTTTCAAGATTTAACAGAGGAGTGGTACGAATGATTAGCGATATTGAAACTTATTTAGAAAGAAGAAAAAATTTATATCCACAACCACAATTTTTTGTTGTTTCGGAAATAAAGTCGGGGAATGATGTTGTGTATATTGCAAAGATAGATAATAGGTTTTCTGGAGAAATTAAAGAAACTATAACAGACGCTATCAATAGTTTGGTTACAGTTTTGGAACAATATGGAGAAATATAATGATTCATTTAATTATTCCCACTCTTATTATGTCAACAATTGCTACTGTAACATCTATTGTTGCTATGATCTTAGTGCTTGCTCAACGCTGGAGTACGCACAAGATTGAATGGAAGCCTTTGCAGATTCACGATCCGCTTGTAGAATCAAGTGATGAAGCCGAAGCAAAGGACGAAGAAGACTCCAAAGTTTTAGAGGAAGCTCTAAGTCTTCAGCGTAAAGCTAAGAAAAGGGATCAAGATCCTTTAGCAGATATATTAGAGACAAATAATTTTTAACAAGGATTTTTAAATGTTTGAAACCTTTGAAGACTTAGATAACGTAAAATCTACAGCAGAAGTTATTCCATTTCAGTTTAGGGAAGAAAAGACTGAGGATGGGACTCTTAAGTGGTTAAACGACAGATTTACTAGGGTGTATGAAGGATCTTTTCAAAGATTCATTATGTATCGTCGGTACATTCAAATGTACAAGAACGTATCTGAAGAGCATGGCGATGGGTTGACCAAAACTAATACTCGTTATGTTCCGGGTTCGTCTAAGAAGCCTAAGCTTCGCGACAATCTAGTATGGGATCTAGTCGATCAGAAGACTGCGGAGATTTCTAAGTCTACAACTAAGGTAGCATTCATTCCTCAGTCATACTTTGACCAAGACGATATTAATAACGCCAAGGCGTGTAAGATCCTTTGTCAGTCACGAATGGAAGAAATGAAGTTCGATAGGCTCGTGAGTAAAATGGATCGGATTATGTTTCTCATGGGTCACGCTATTGCTGAAATCTGTTGGAATGAGGACATCGGGCCACTAAACCCACTATACGAAGCTAAGAAAAAACAATACGGCGGCAAAGTCCCTAAGATTTCCCAAGAAGGCGTAGTCCTTGAAGGTAAATTCCTCACAGACGAAGAAATGCGTCTAGGTGACGTAGAAATTAAGCCTGTTCTTCCGTACTGCTTCTTTCCAGAAGAAACTAAGAAATCTATTAAGGAGTGCGACTATGTCGAAACGATCTGCTGGAAATTTAAACAAGAAGTTGAAGCCGATTATCCGAAAGCTAAAGGCAAGCTCAAAGAAAACGCCCATGTTATGTGGGATATGTCTGCGTCCGACCTTTCAGTCCCTGAAAATATGGTCATGGTCAGGACTTTCTGGCACAAACCCACCAAGCACTTCCCTGAAGGGTGTAGAATTATCTATTGTGAAGATCTCATCCTAGATTGGATTGATTTCCCTTACTCAGATAAGGAACTTCCGTTTGTAGAAGACAAAGACATCGAGTGTGTCGATGAGTTCTGGGGTCGTCCGTTTATTATTAACGTCGAGCAGTTCTACCGCATGAATAACTCGATCTGGTCTGGAATGGCACGTAACCACGGAGTCCTAAACGCTCCTAAGTACGTCTATCCTGAAGGCACAGTCGATAAACAATCTCTTAACAATGAGTTCGGATCTATTGCTTATCGCGGAGGCACTCCTCCTCAAATCCTTCAGCCTAACTATGTTAACTCTGGGGAAATTGAGTTATCGAATATAATCTCTGCAAGATCGGGGAAATTAGCGAGGTTATTCGATATCTCTCGTGGTAACGTACCTCAAGGTGTTACTGCGGCTCAAGCTATGAGACTATTGGAAGACCAACAGTTCCAAGCTATGTCGACTACGGCAGAAAATAGGAAGCAACGTATTTTAGATCTATACAGAAAGACCGTAGTTCGTATGGCGCAGTATTACTCACCAGACGATCAGCGTATGTCTCGTATCCTTGGATCTAATAACAGTTACCTTATGCAGTCGTTTAAGAAGTTTGATTTTAATCTTATCTATGACATCCGTATCGAAAACGATTCAGTTCTAAGCTCTAGCCGAGCTGGTCGTATGGCAGATATTGTGGATCTTAACACAGCTAACCAAAAAGACCCTTTATTTGGTAAGAAAGAGATGATCCGTATTCTTAATCTTAACCTAGTTGAGGCTTTCCAAGATGAAGTGACGTACTCTATCGATACTGCCAAGCAATGTCTGGATATGATCCTAAATGGTGAGGAAGCTCCAGCTCCTGAAATGACAGACGGACTCATCGAGTTCTACGGCGTGTTCAGTCGATTTGTAGAATCCCCAGAATACAAGTTCATCCTACGCCCAGACACAAAACAAATGATTATGGATTACATCATGGCAGTCGAGATGCTTTGCTACGAGAAATCGGTCAAGAATCCTCGATTTGCTCAGGAGATGGCACTGTTTCCTAAATATCCTATGGTATTTACTCCTCCAGCAGTAGCCGCACCACAAAGCCCAGCATTATCTCAACCTATGAATGGAACAGCACAATCTTCAACATTAGAACCATCTAATGCAATGAAGCAAGTTGATGCTGAAATTAAACAGCAAGGAGCATTATAATGAGTCTAGCATCTACCGAGTCTTTTTCTGAAGGAAATGACGAAACCTTTGAAACCTTTGACAATTTCGACACAATTGCCGAAGAAGCCGAACAAGCCGATGACGATTGGTCAAAGCCTGAACCTGAAGTTAAAAAAGAAAAAGTATCCGAGGATCTTAAAGTAATCAAAGATTCTCAAGCCGACGATAAAGGTAAAGTAATTAAGGAAGACAAAGATGAAGAAGATAGTGAAGATGGTGAGGAAGAAGAATCCGAAGAAGAAGCTGAGGAAGAAAAAGAAATAGAAGTAAAAAAAGAAGAAAAGGAAGAAGAGGATAAAAAAGAAGAGAAAAAGGACTCTAAAAAGCTTCGTATGCGTATGGGAGATGAGCTATTTAATGTAGACTCTGACGCTAGTTTTAAAGTCAAAGTAGACGGTAAAACAGAAGAAGTACCTCTTCAAGAGCTTATTAACAACTACTCAGGCAAGACTGCATGGGACAAAAAGTTTACAGAAATAGGCAAAGAAAAGAAGTCTTTAGAGTTTGAAAAGGTTAATTTAACTAAAGAAAAAGACATTTTAAGGACGCATATTAAAAATGCTATAGCCCCTCTTAAGAATAAAGATGCAAATCCTTTAGATTCTTTGATGTATTTAGTTGAAATGACCGGAGAAGATCCGTATAATGCTTATAGACGTATCATGGAAGCCAACCTAGAAGAACTAGGACAGCTACTTGATATGACGGAAACGGAGCGAGAGCTTCATTTCCATAAAAAGAAAGACGAACTCTATTCCGATATCAATAAGAAGCGGATGAGTCGACAACAAGAAGAACAAGCCTTTAATCAGGCACTTCAAAGAGTCGATGCACTACGCCAAACTTATAAAGTCAGTGAACAACAGTTTGTCGATGCTTCCGAGGAATTGGAAAGTATTTATACTGCATCAGGGCTTGATGTGAATCAAATCACTGACGAAACGATTGTGGATTATGCAAGCTTGAAACCACATATCGAAGTAGTCAAAGGGCTAGTTGATCCGTATGAAGACAATATTTCCGAAGAGAAGTATGGAGATGTAGTAGCTGAATTGTCGCGATATCTCAGGGATGGGAAAGCAGATAAGAAAGCTATCGAACAGATCCTTGCTCGTAACTTTTCTGTTGAGGAAGATGTTAAAGAGCTAAATACTAAAGTCTATAGCAAACAAGCGAAAGCCCCTGCTAAAAAGACTTTAAAAGAGGCTTCGGAGAAATTCGAGTCTTTTGATGATTGGGAATAATAACAAATTTTAAACAAAGGAATGTAACTCATGTCTGAATACAGCATTGCGGAACAAACAGGATTGTTCCTCACACTTTTCAAAAACCGTTCTCAAAATATGTACAACTCTGCTAACGTCCTTGAAGGTCGTATCAAGAAATCTAACGATTTCGTTGGTAAGCAAATGAACATCGAGACTCAGCTTTCATTCGCTGGTGGCTACGGTGCTAAACTTCTTCCTCAAGGGAACCCTTCTCTTGTCGAACAAGCCCAAATCACAGCTAAGAAGCACTACTCTCGTGTTTTCGTTGACCGTGAAGGTCTTAAAGCTGCATCTTCTTCTAAAGGTGCTTTCCAAACTTACCTCGCTTTCCCAGTTAAAAAGACTGTTGAAGACTTCATGCGTAACATGAGCCGAATCCTTTTCGGAGATGGTTCAGGTATTCTTTGTCGTGGGGATGGAGCTACAAACGTAACTGGTGCTGGTACATCTGCATCTCCTTACATTGTTACTCTTCGCGCTTCTGATTGGAACATAGCTAACGTAGAAGAAAAATCCATCGTTCAAATTGTTACTGGTCTTGCTGCTGGTGATAACTCTGGAGGCTCTGCTGAAGGTGGCGATTCTGTTGCTAACCTTCTCACTATCGTTGCTGTTAATAAAGCTCTTCGTCAAATTAGCCTTGTAGGTACTTCTGCCCACCTTGCTGCTCGAGTAGCTGCTCCGGGTCCTTTGCAAACTACTACAGGTCTAGTTCCTCAGCGTTCTTACCAAGCTGAAGCTCAAGGTCTTTCTGGTGTCCTTATGAAGACATCTGGAACTCTTTACGGGCTTTCTGTTCAAAGACGTTGGCAAGCTATTCAAGTTGACGCTGGTGCTTCTGGTATCGTTGTTGACATGATGAATGACGTTATGCTCCAAGTTGAGCAGTCTTTCGGCGAAGCTCCTAACATGATTGTTTGTAACTACAACCAATTCCGTAAGATCCTTGCCCAGCTTGAAGACCAAAAGCGTTACAATCTCCCTAATAAAAACGTCAAAGGTCATCTTGGCTTCTCTGGCGTTGAGTATATGGGGACTTCCGGTGCTGTAGGTATCTTCGTTGATCGTTTCTGCCCAGAAGATAAAATCTTCTTCCTTAACGACAAGCACATCCACAGATACCACCGTCCGGGCGGAGCTGAATGGTTCCAAGACGACAAGACAGTATTCCTTCGTACAGTTGACGAAGATGTACTTGAAGCTCGTTACGGCGCATACATGGAGAACTTCATTACTCCAACAGCTCACGGCGTTCTTCACAACCTCGCTAAGTAATTTGTACTTTATAAAGTACAATTCGGCCTCCCTTCGGGGAGGCTTTTTTATTTCTAAAATAATGTATTTAAGAATATAAGATGTAGTAAAAATGTATGTAAATTGTATAAATAAAATTTGTTTATATTTACGGTTTTTTTTTCAAAAAATCTTTAGGCTGGGAACCTCGCTATGCTGTGATACGTTCCTCATCGTTCCTCTTCGGTACGTTTCTCGCACGCTCGAAGCCTTATTTTACAAAGCAGTCACAAAAAGTCAACTTAAGAAATTACAAAAATTTTTATCAAAATATATGCATTGGTTTACTTTCATTTATTAAATTGGAATAATAAATATGTAGGGTTTCACTTCCCTATTTCTATGACGGTGGTATTAGAACACGGATGTCCTTTACCGCCGTTTCTTCTTGCAAATACGTTTAAGATGGCTAAAATAATCATAAGGCAATTACGCCTCCCCCTGAGGGTGACACAAGGAAAATCTATGCTTTTCTCTCTACTTCGTGGTCTTAAATGTCGTCAAGTTGGTCAAATTCAAATCAACTTATCTATTAACGGTACTGCAACGACTCCAGTTGCTTCTGGTCCAGACGCTTCTTTTGTAGCTTCTGTTGAGGATTTAGGCACTGGAAACTTTAAAATTAACTTTAAAGAGCCAGCTAAACTAGCTCCATTCGTAACTGGTTTAGTGTCTTTGACTGCAGATGCAACAATCCAAGTAACTGCCGTTACCGTTAATTCTGTCACTGTTCTTGCTAAGTCAGTCGCAGCTTCTCCAGCCGCTAAAGATGTTGATTTCAACATCCAACTTCAGTGGGCTGATCAACTAGCTTACTACTTCTAATTATACGAGGGGCGCAAGCCCCTCTTTTTTGATACTAAGACACCCCTTAAGGAGGAGGAGATCATGGCTACCGAACAAGGGTTTTCCAACCAAAAGAAAAAAGGCAAAGCCCAATTTAAAACAATTCATTCCACCGGAAGCGATTCATTTGGAACCGCAAGCGTTTCAAAAGCACTATACGACATTTCTTTAAGCGATCAAACTATTGTAAGTATTACAGATATACTTGGTAGTGACGGACAAGTTCAATTTTGGAACATTGAAATTACTGCTCATTTAGCCTCTCCGGGTAATATTTTAAGGATTGTAGACGGATCTTTAAAAAACTTTGAATTTGAAATTATTTCTGTACCAGATGCAAATAATTTATGGATTCTACCTATCTCTCCTAGCAAACCATTGCTAACTGATTTAGCTAGAATTATGAACTGGGTTACAGGAAAAGCCGATGAAGACGGAAACCTTATCCTTACTTCAGGTCCTGTAAAATTCCTATTAGATTTAGTACCTACCGAAGTTTCAAAAGATTCTGCGGTCCCAGCAAATACAATAGCACTTCCTGTAGAGGATTTTGCTGCAAGGGCTTCTTTAGTAGAAATTGAAAGCGAATTAGAAACATTAAACACTGTTGATTTTGCTACCAGTGCAAAACAAGACACTGGAAATGCTTCTTTAGCTTCTATTGATACTGAAATACAAACATTAAACACTGTTGATTTTGCCACTAGTGCCAAACAAGATACAGGAAATGCTTCTTTATCTTCTATTGATACTGAAATACAGACTTTAAATACAGTAGACTTCGCTACCAGTGCAAAACAAGATACAGGAAATGCTTCTTTAGCTTCTATTGATACTGAAATACAGACTTTAAATACAGTAGACTTCGCTACCAGTGCAAAACAAGATACTGGAAATTCTTCCTTATCTAGCATTAACACTAATACTACGAACATTCCTAACACAATTGCTACAGAAGGAGGCGCACAGCCCTCTCACGGTGTAGTTACAATGGGGCATACAGGAGCAGGAACGGCAAGACACATACTTGTTGAAAACTCTGGTAGACAAGTTGTTCACATAACAAACTCGGTTCTTCCCACTGGCGCAGCTACTTCTGCTGAACAAATTACTACAAATAGCATTCTTTCAAATATAGATGCAGACCTTGGATCTCCGACGGATGCAGCGGTTTCTAACCCAGCTTCAAGTGCTTCAGTCATCGCTGCTATTAAAGGTTTGCTAACACTTATTGGAAGCACAAACACAAAGCTTGATTCTATCGAGCTTAATACTTCACCGGAGTTTAATTCACATGAAACTCAGGTTGTTACAAGTGCTTCCGCTGTCACATTTACGGCTCCGGCAAATGCTAAGAGAATGGTAATTCAAAACTCTCTTTTGGCGGACGGAGGAATTAGATTTACTGCTGCGGCGGGTACTCCTTCTGCTTCAGACGGATTTTATCTCGGGGTGGGACAGTCCACTTCAGAAATTCCCGCTGGAAGCTTAAAGGCTATTGCCACTACTGCATCGGAAAATGGTAATGTAACAGTAATCTGGTTTGTTTAAGGGGACGTATGATTAACATATTGAAACTTTTATTTTGCATTATCTTTATAAATTTTGCCTACGGACAAGGGGATGCTCCTCCGCTTCTTCAAGGTCAATTGCAGACAAGTAAATCCGTTGGAGCTACGATTCAATCTCCTAATAGTCAAATTACAAAAATAAATAGCTCCACGGCTTTGATAGAGACAGGAAATAAAAACATTTTAATAAATCCAAGCTTTGAAAATAAAGCAGTGGCAGGAGCTATTCCGGGGTGGACATGTTCTGGAATCACCCCAATCGCAGAAACTACTGTTTTGGTAGACGGAAAATCTGGTGTAATTCTTCCGGCATCTTCTTCTACTTTTGAATGCTACCAAGATTCCTTGGCGTATAATCAATACACTAATGGCTTACAATTTTTAGCTATGATGATGGTTCGATCTTCAGCGACAGGAACCAGTTTGCAGTTGTGTTCAAGAAGTGCTGGAGTTACCTCTAGTTCTAATTGCGTTAATATTCTTGGGGCTACCACAGGTCAATTTAACAGATTTAAAGTTCCTTTTATTGGGTCACTTACCAGTAACGGTATTTCTATTAAGGGCGTGTCGGTTACGGGAAATATCTATATTGACGAC